TGTTTGAATAACATTCCATGCGGTTTCTTCGCCTAACGGTATGGCTTCAGTGGGAAGCGGTTTTTGATTTCCGTCAGTGTCTTTGTAGAATCCGGGCCGGAAGCTTAGTCGTTCTTGGCCGTTTACCATGAATACTCTAGCGCCGCCGGTGTTTTCTGAAGACAACGTATTGACGCTGTAAACATTTCCTTCCGTGCTTGCCGCATTGGCGGCGTTAATTTGATCCAACTGTCCTTTGCCCGTGGGCAGTGACACGTCAATGTATAACGTTTTTCCGGTGGTGTTTTCTGTCACGACACGCAGATCAGGCTTTGTAGTGGCCATTCTGAGGGCGGCCTCTTGTGTTGCCAGATCTAAGTCTTGTGCATACTTTTGTTGTGCCCCAGCTTGGCCAATACCTGCCTGAAGCGCACCTAAACGCAGTTGCTGATCTTGTGCACGAATAGCGTCTTTACGATCTTGTGCTTGTGCCCCGAGGGCCGCGATCTCTGCGGCGGTAGGCTCAAACGCCGACCCTATTTGAGATGCCAGAGAGCCCCCGGATTTGGGGTCACCCGCCGCTAGACGTAAGCCGCCGCGCGCTAACGCAAGCATTGCCTGCGCTTTGTCCATTTTTTCGCGTTCTTCGGCTTCAGCGACACGATCGTCTGCGTCAACAATACTTTGAAACAAAGGCATTAAAGACTCGTATTGAGTTTTTACTTCACTGCCAAAATCAAAAGTTAGAGGTGAAAAGCCCCCGGCGGTGGAAGTAGGAGTGCTTCCATCCTGAAGATAAGCTACCTCACCGCCTTGTCTAAAATTTTGTGGAGCAGGGGCCTCCGGTGCCCCTGCCATCATCAAGCTACCTACGCCCTGACCCATGTCTGTGGGTGCTCCGGCCTCTGTCATCATGTCGATGTCGCCGGTAAGTTGTTGCATCAGGTTGCCAATCCCGCTGTTCATGGCCCCCTCTTCCGTCATCATGATGACCGGCTGAACCATGGCCAGAACAGACTCTGGCGTTTGGTCCGCGTCCCCCTCTCCAACATATCCCGCAAGTTCATCACGTCGTGCGTCCAGCGGCATTTCGTTGCCCCTGAATGCGTTGATTAGCTCTTCGGTAGACTGCGCGCTGTCAATGCCCTGCATCATGTTCTGCGCGTATTCGGCCCCAAGCTGTTCGCCTGCGGATCTCGCCTCCATTTCAGTTTTCTCCAACACGCCTGCCTGACGGGCCATCTCAGGGTCCATCTGCGGTTGTGGAGGAGCCATGGGCGGTGGTGCGGGGGCCATGTCCTGCGGCATGGGTTGCGCGGGGCCACCCATCTGTCGAAATAACGGTCTACTTAGTACGCTCATTAAAACATTCCCATAGCTTTGGCACCGCCTGCGGCGCTAAGTCCTGCAATACCCAATCCGGCGATCTGCTGGAAGGTGGACGGGTCTTGCGTTTGGCTAATCTGTGTTACCTGCTGTGAAGAAGGTGTGCCCTTATAAATGTCACTCAAGAACGAATACTGCTGGTAAGGCATTTGATATAGTTGCATGTTGCTTTGACGCTGGGCGTCCAGAGCGGCCTGCTGAAGCGCCTGATCCCGCGCACCCAAGGCCTCAATGGTTTTGACATCGCCAAGGTTGAGTTGCTGTTGCAGTTGACCCATGCCTGCTTGCTGTAGACCCAACTGGCTTAGTTGACCGCCCAACTGACCACCGGCCTGTGCCAAAGAGCCTAGCCCCTGACCCATCTGGCCGCTTGCCTGCGCCAGATCCATTAACTGCGCTACGTCCGCCTGACCCAGTTGGCCATACTGTATGCCTAACTGACCAAGGCCCGCGCCTGCCTGCATGGCTGTGCCTGCCGCTTGCTGACCAAGACCGCCATAAAGCTGTGCCGCCTGCTGGCGTCGTTGTTGTGCCGCTTCAAAGGCCTGCTGTGCCTGCTGGGTTGCTGATCCGTAACCCGCCATACGAAGCTGGCCCGAGGTCCGTGCTTTCTGCTCCGCCAAGTTACGGTTCAATTCTTGTTCTGCCACGGCTTGTCGAGAGCCGCCAAAGGCTCCCGTAGCGGCGGCCTGTGCGCCAAGTTGTTGCCGCTGTAGCTGACTGCCGCGATCAATGTCGCGCATGGCCTGCTGAACCACCTGATCTTCGTAGGGGTTCATATACAAACTGGTCAGGAAGGGGTCAAACTGACGGCCTGTGCCGCCAAGGGCCTGATAGCCCGCCTGTGCCGCTTCGCGAGACATGTCTGCCGCACGACCAATGTCCCCTACGGCGGCCTGCTGATAGGCATAAGGCTGTGCCCGCTGTGCGGCGGCAATGTCGGAGGCTTGGCCCAGAACCTGTTGTCCCGCTCGGGTAGCGCCTAGCGCCTCCTGTAGCCCGCCAAAGCCATAATCTTCAGTGTACTGCTCACCACGGCGCATGGCATCTAAGCCCGCTTGCATGTAAGGCTGGTATGAGCCAATGCCGCTTCTTGCCAAGACCGCCGCTTCTTGTTGAAGCGGCGTTAGCCCTGCTACTTGGTAAGCTGGCGGTAATACGGGCGGTTGCGCGTAATTCCGCATGTAATCCATATTGTTGGCAATAAATCTATTAACATCGCCCAATAAAGAAATGCGATACGCTTCAATTTCAGGGTTTTCCTGAATCCGCTGAATTGTTGTATCAGTAGCCACGTTAGACGGCCCTCTCAAACTGACTCATCATGTTATACATTTTCCGCATTCCTGCCTCACGATTGCCGTTTCCTGCGCCACGCACAGCTTTGGCAGTCATGACAAACTCGCCATCAGATAGCATCGCTGGGATGTCGTCGGAAGTTTCAGTGCCGGGGCCATAAATTGGGCCGTTTTTGCGGGGGAAGTTTTGAATATCTCCGCCATTTGCGGCCCCCGGCGGGGGAGATTGGAACGGTACGCCTACGGAATACTTATCCGGGTTTTGCCGAATAAGATCCATGCCTGTTAGGCCCCCAAACATGTCCTCTATTGGCTCCATTTCGGGTACGTCAAACGCGCCGGTAGCGGCGGCTAAGCCCGTAATCCCTAAAGCCGTAGGACCAAAACGTTGCAAAAAGCTTGGACCTGCATTGTCATAAGCTTTCTGAGCTATTTTGTCTGCCATTTCGGGAGAAATTTCTGGGAAAAGTTCTTTCAATTCTTTTAGTTTAGTGTCATATGCTCGTAATTTAGCGTTGAGTACATCATCTTTACTTAGGCCACCCCTAAACGCCCTGTTACCAAGCTGATCTAAGATGCTTTCTTTAGACGCTTTATATTCACCGGTAGCCTCTAAATCCACGTCAGGTTCCGGCTTTGAAATGTTATTCAAAGCGGCACTCTGTGCGGCACTTTGTGCCGCCAACTCCGGGGTAATGCCATAGGGTGCGGATTTAGAAAGATCTGTGCCTTTTACTACAACTTCTTCCATTACGTTGCCGGTCCCTACGGGACCAGTGGGCGGCATGTTTGTTGAAGCCATTGCAACCGGATCGCCTGCATAGGGGGAAGGACCGGCGGCATATGTAATTCCATCTGCACCGGGGCCTACAGGACCAAAGGCGTCTGCAACCGCGTCCGAGGCTGTCACAGGTGCACCGGAAGTGGAACTAGCAAGAGCTTGATCGGCGGCAGTTTGAGTGGCCGCTTGACCTGTCAAACTTCCAAGGCCCTCGGTAAATTGTTGCGGTATGCTACTCAAGCTTTCACCAAAGCCCTGCGCTCCTGCGGCGAGTTTGTCAGCAAAAGTGGCCCCTTGACCTAATTGGCCCGCCGCTTGAAACCCTTCACTAATCCCTTGTCCAACCCCTGCCGTTACCCCGGATATGACCGCCGCCTTAAAGGCGTCCTTGAGGTCACCACCTTGAATTAAGGTGCCAATTCCAGAGCCTAAACTTGCGCCTATGGGACCTGCCACCATAAAGCCAACAGTAGAAAGAATAATCGGAGCAACTTTCTTGAAGACTTTAACGACGCCTTTGACAGCCTTCTTGATTCCTTTAAATATTTTCTTCAGGAAAAACTCAGGCTGGCCCGTGACGGGGTTGATGCTGTTTAGCTCGTTACCAACCACATAACGCTCTGGGTCAATGCCCATTTCTCGCATACGAGCAAACAAAGCTTCTTTTAACGCAGGGTCTTCTTCAAATACCGCCATGGGTATGACTGTCTCGCCCGTGGCAACGTGCGCTATGCGATCATCTTCTTCACGACCAAATGCCGCTAGTTGATCCGCAGTGGGTTTTACAATGTCATAGTAGTTATCAGCGTTCAGGGCTTCGTCTGACCAATCCCCTACGGTGGCCGTAAGAAATGAGCCAAGGCCCTCTTCTGGGACCTCATAAGGTTCTGGAGTTCGTGATACGGCGGCGGTCATATGACTATCCCATAATCTCTTTTGATTGTACCAAAGCCCTCACGGGGTTGATACCGTTACTGACCCCACGGTGCCTGTGCCAGACACACCCGCAGGGTGCGGTTTATATGCAATAACAATCTTTAAATTACCGTCCTGCTGAAAAATGGCCCCTGTTTCTAGGTTGTAGTCATTTTCCTGCAAGTTGGTCAAAGTCAGTTCCGTGTGCCGTGCATCGCCGGGGTTGTTAAACAACTCCAGAAACACGGAAAACGAACGCACCACCTCGGCCATATACTTGGGGTCATAGGCCATAGGTGCCGTTGGGAACTGCGGTAAAACAAGGCGGCGGCCACTCACCTGCGACCATCCGGGCGTATATCAAGTCGGGGCGAACCGAAGCGCCACTGCACTTCAGAAGTATCCGAACTTATTCGCATAGCAAAGCTCCTGCCACGCAAACGTAAATGTACCTGATCTGTGAACTGTTCTACAGGGGTTGTCGCAGATCGGGTGGTGACGGCATCGTCTGAGTTCAAGTAATTGCCGCCGGGGAAATTTCGCACCTTCGTAGTAAATGTCACAGCAGGTGAGCTGGCCGTAGAGTTCTCAAAGGTGATATCCGGAATAATCCGCCGAATGAAGGCAAACTGATCGCCATCACCTATATCAATCTGGCTGGATTCTATGAATGCCGTGATCGCTGATTCGGGGACCGTGGTGCCATCGTCTAGGCCAAGTTCATGAAAATACTGCCGCCCGTCAGTAAACGTGGCGATAGGGAAGTCGTTGATACCCCGGTCAATCCACGCTGTGCGGGTTAAAGTGCCGTAGTACCACGCCTGCTCTTGGTAATTAAAAACCACATAGCGATCTACTTCATTCGACTGAGAAGACGGGTAAAACCACCAGATCTCGCTATATGCCGAGTTACCCGCCGCAAAAACCTTTTCTTTTTGCTGACGGTTAAAGTCATCGAAGACGTAAGATCGAACAGAGCAAGGAAGCCTTTGCACCTGACCCGCGTAGGCGTAAAACTCTTCAAAACCCATCCAGTACACAACATCATCATGAGCAATTGCGGCTAAAGGCGAAATTACCGTGATGTTTTCGGACACCAAGTTAATACCAAAAGTGAAAGGTGGCCCCAAAAACTGCATGGCGTGTAGCGAAACATCAGTAAAAACAAGGATTTGTTGCCTTGTTTCAACAGCGCATATGATCTCCGAACCAGAGCCAATACGCAGATCTCCTGCGGTATTAGAAGGTAGGGACTGCCACGTTGTCGGGCTTTCCTGACTACTAAACCGTATCAACAGGGGGTCCTGAACCCCAATGTTGTTTTCGGGATCACAGCCAAACGCAACAATATGCCTGTCACGATCCGACACTAGCACCTGTTTGGCTATCGTAGGCGTCGTGGCATCAGCGCCAGCCAAATCGGATATTGCCACCGCCCGTGCAGAAAGACCTGTGGTTTTGTCCCAATAAAAAATGCCGGAATCTCGGACGTTTATAATAAGGTCTTCACCAAAATTATCGTGTGTCCAGATACGCAAGACTGTGGTAGTGCCCGCCGCAGTAGTAGCATCGCCCCACCCTTCACGGCCCCAAGTGCCTACGCCCCAGCCCGTACCGCTTACCGAGGTATCCAAACCCGTGTTGATTTGGTAAGCGCCAACTGTAGAACTACCGCCGTTACCACTGTCACTGGAGTTTGCAGAAACAGACGCTACGACGGTGTAGCTATTATCATTAATAATTGTATCAATGCGATATTCAGCGTTAAGCACAGTGGCCGTAATGTTGCCCCCAAGCGAAACCGCGCCAGAAAACGTGACGTAGTCGCCTGCCACTGCTCCGTGGGCCGTGTCTGCTACTGTGATGGTCGCGGACCCATTCGTAGCACTAAAGGTTACATCTCCCGCCGCCGTGGTGGCTCGGACAGGGGTAATATCGTAATAAAGACCACCCTCTTCAATGTAATATTTGAGGTGTGTTCCGAGGCCCATGTACTGCGAGCCGTCAAGCGCGACAAAGGGTTTGAGGGCACGACAGGTGCCTAAAAAGGTGTTTTCTGTAGCCCGCTCCCAGCCCCCTATTTTCTCGGGCACTCCAAACCGGAAACGTATTTTATCGCCATCAAACCACCCACCCTCATTAGTGTATGAGGTGGTTTCGCGATTTACACCCGGCCTAAATTGAAGTTTTGTTAGCGGCATTTTTAATAACTTTCTAATGCAACACGTTTCCACGTGTCTGTAGCTACGCAGACGTATATGTATGCCGTGTCATAAGCTATTTCACCTTGCGTACCGGAGGCATCCGAAGCCGGGGATTTTATAGTGTCTATTCTAAGCGTATTACCCGTGGTCCTAAGCGTGGAAAATACACCTGTGCCGGGGGTGCTTGCGCCAATATTTGTGCCGTCAATTGCACCACCGTTAATATCTGCGGTAGTTACGGTCAAATCCGTAAAAGTGCCCGCCACCGCTGTGCTTGCACCTATTACAGTGTTATCTATCGCCCCGGCATTGATGTCTACCGTGGCTAAAGTGGCTGTTCCAGAAGCAGAAAGGCTTGTAAAAGAACCTGTTGCGGGGGTTCCTGCCCCTATATTTGTACCGTCTATTTCACCCGCATTGATGTCTACAGTAGAAAGAGCGGCTGTTCCAGAACCCGTAATGTTGGTAAATACAGCGGTTGAGGCAGAACTTGCACCAATCGTAGTGCCGTCAATTGCGCCACCGTTGATATCAATCGTAGAAAAAGAAGATGAGCCTGTAGAAGTAACGTTGCCGGTGACATTACCTGTAACGTTGCCGGTGACATTACCCGTGACATCACCTGTCAAATTGCCGGTAACATTCCCCGTAACATTACCGGTTACGTTACCTGTAACAGCACCCGTAATAGGTCCAGTAAAAGCTGTTGCGAGTAGGTTGGTAAAAACTTGTGTGACGGTGGCACCGGTTCCTGCCCCATCAAACTTTAAAACAACGTCTTTACCCGCAGGTATTTCAAAGTCGTTTGAGGCGCTATAGGTCCCTTGAAAAATAAGTATTGAACGACTGCCACTCAATGAATTGCGAATATGAACGACTTTTTCTGCGTTGTTGGGAGTCAATTGGACGAATACCGTCCCACCTATATCGCCGCCATCCGTAAACTCAATGAATTTGTTCCGGCCATTAGATGTAGATCCGTCGGTAATCGGCAGGTCATTAGGACTTCCCGAGCTTCCGGTGGCGGATAAATTGACAGAAATAACACCATCTATCGCACTATCCAAAAGATCAAAGTTTATGTTGGTTGTGGTGCCCCATGTACCTGACTGCTCACCTGTAGCAATCTTTTCAACACCAAGATTTGTCGTATATGTACTAGGCATGATGTCCTCTCTATGCCGCTATTTCGACCCAGTTAGCTGTCTGGTCGGGCGTAATATTGTTCCATGTCAGGATGTTAACTTGTCCTACCGCTCCCGTGGCCTCTACGCCCGTAACGGGTACACTTATCTCTCCAGTAGCTTGTGCAACGCCTACGCTAGCAATTACTCTCAGACTACCGGTTGCCACGGAAACGCCGGAGCCTTCTCCGACAGTCACCGATCCAACGGCACCCGTAGCAGAAACGCCGGTTACGGATACTTGTCCCGCCGCCTCTACGGTGACGCTACCCACGCCGCCGGTAGCGGAAACGCCGGTTACGCTGACGTTTGCTTTGGCCTGCACTGTGGCCGATCCAACGGCACCCGTAGCGGAAACGCCGGTTACGGCAACCCCGACGCCTTCTCTAACTATAATTTGCAAGTCTGCATTGGCTAGAGCCGCCATCGGCTCTTCAACCAGCGCCAAACCTCCCAGTAATGAACCGCCACCATCTGTTGATGTCATCGGCATACTTGCCGATACGCCGGTTACATTGACTGTTGCGGGAATCTGAACGACAACAGAGCCGACAGACGCCGTAGCCGCTATACCACCAGCATTTGCCGTGCTGTCGCCGTCAATTTGAACGCCACCCACGGTTCCTGTGGCAGAAACACCCGTTACAGAGACATTTGCCCCCGTTGTAACGGTGACCGACCCCACTGCTCCGGTCCCAGAAACACCGTTAGCGACAAGTTCCGAGTCTCCTAAATCGGAAAAAGGTGCGGCGGAAAAGCTATTTAAGCCAAACATTTTTAGCTATGTAATCCCGCTTTGACTTTAGTGGTCACAGTATACTACCCCCTACTCTTCTGTATTAAGAGGGTTATCTAAAATTCTTTCTATGCGCTCCTCTAAATCGTCTCGCATAGTTCTTAATTCGTTATTTATATCTCGGAGACTGTCGTTGACCCTTTCTTCAAGGGCGTAAACATCATCCCGAAGCTCTCTGGTAGCTTCAGCAACGGTGTCATCTGTGCTTCGTGCGATTGACTCCACAACGTCTATATCAGCCTGTAGCCGATCCAACTCTCTTTCAAGGGCAGTAGTCAATGACTCAACATTGCCCATCTTCGTGTCAATCACCGCTAACGCTTCGTCATAGGAGCTAAAGTCAGGTGAGACGTATTCTGTCACGGCTTGCTCAGCCGTCAGCAACCGTTGATACAACTCAAAACCACCCCACATTGCGGCTAAAATGCTACCCAAAAAAGGTATTGCCAGTAATAATTTACCGCCGGACACCTTCAGTCCCGCAAATTCTACCTCTGCCATTGTATGTCCACCAATTCCTTGTATGTCTCGGACCCACCCATTCTCAGCACACCAAAAGGATCGACCCGTGGGGCGTTGTTTGGATACACCTGAGTGTTTTTATAAAATTCGTCGCGGTCAGACAGGTTTACGTCCTGATATTGACTGAAGTCAGAATTATTGGATATCAAGAACACGGCAACAGATTGATCTGTAAAGCCACCTGTATCAGCCAAAGTGTCCAACTGACTATCAATACTTTGCTCTACCTGCGCTTGGCTCATAGTTTTAATAGCTACGGTGGCCTTTTGAACCATTCTCTGCTCTTGGATCGTAGGCTCGTCAATTTCAAAGCGGCTAAAGTCTGGCGGCTGTGAGCTTAGAAACTGACCGACACTTTGACCTGTAGCCAATGCATCATTGAAGTCGTCTTCAAATTGCGCTTGCGCTGGTGGGGCCACATCAACGGAGATCATACTGTCTGACTGTTGTTGTTGCGAAAGCTGTATTAACGTCTGGCTGATGTTGGTTTGTTCGGTCGCCATTTGCCAATAGCTGTCAGCCCCCGACTGACCAATAACCTGCGCTATCTGTTGCATTGGCTCTGATTTTTGTGACGCACTTCCTAATTTGCTCGATTGTGTTGATTGTACTGATTGCTCCTTAGCAAGAGACAGAGCTATTCCAATCACATCAACGGCGGGCCTTGCCATCGTGCGAACAGACTCCGCAACAGGCTCTGAGCGCGTTGTTGCCGCCACCTCCATAGGAACAGCCTGTCTCTCCTTAACAGGGCGCTCTATCGGCACCTCTTGCCTCACTTGCATAACTTCCGGGCTTGGACGCCTTGTAACCCTTGCAACCTCTGCAATAATTTCCTCTGGCTCTGCCTGTCTCAGCCTTTTCTCTTCTCTTACGGGCTCAACCTTTCTTTCTTTTTCAACGATAGGCGACGGCTCAACGACTTCCGCTTGCTCTTCAGCCACAGGAGGCGGTTCGTTTATGCGGGGCCTAGCTTGAGGAGGCGGTTCGCCAAACATTTCAGCTTCTTGAGATGTGTCTTGATAAGCCTGCGGGGGCGCAACCTGCTTGAGTGCTCTCGGCTTACCCGTTCTGTCGGGCTGGTCAAGGTACAAGAAATCGTCAGGAGAATCGCCAAAAACCACGTTTGTTGCTTGCTCGGCAAAAGTCGGAGGAGCTGGCTCTTCAACCACCACGACTTGCTGTGCGGCAAGAGCGTCCGCATAACCCGCGCAAGACGGATCATTCAGCGGGTTTGAGCAATCAGGCAGGATAACGGGATTCGTGTTGATTGGAGTATATATTGCGACCACAGAGGCATTTCGGACGGCTGGCCCGTAGTTTCCCGCCCAAAATCCGCGATCTACTCCGTCAATTCGTAAACTCACCGCCTCATAGGCGCTACCAAAGTCATACACCTCCGCACCGCTGAAGGTCTGCCATTCTTGATTAAAGTCTCGCCGGTTGAATACTTCTCTAGCATCAGTGTCACCAGCTTCATTGCCCACCGCCAAAAATGCCTGTATCTCATCCTCAGTTCCATTCGGGTCAGCACAAAAACCACCGATCGAATTGTTGCAGTTGTACAATGCGTCAAACGACCAATTTAGCGTGAGAATTTGCAATGGGTCATATACAGGCAAAACACCAACCGCAGTCACATTACCCGTCCGGAAGCTATACCTGTAAGTTCCAGCCGTTGCGTTAAAAGCAACATTGTCTGACGCTTGCGTTAGACTTAAAAGGTTCTCAGACGTTTGCGTCTGGCCGTGCCCAACAACTGCGTAAAATAAAAGTAAGGCACTCGCGAGAAGCCTCATGTTACATCCGCCTTTCTGGAGTAGGCACTCGCTCTGGATAGGTTTCCCACAAAACCTTAGCCTCATCGCCTATCTGGCCCTCTATGGGGCAAGGTGTACCGGCATCCATCATAGAAGACCAGACCCGATAGTCTTGGCACATCAGGCTAACAGCGGCCACTCGCATCCCCATGTCATACAAGGTTTTGCTGAGCTTAATCCTTTCGCAGTTTTTATCTCGCACAGACTTGCCGGTAGAAAAACCAAGTATCTGCGTCTGCACCGCACCGGATATACCCGTGGTACATAGGTCTTGGCTGTAGCTACTGCCAATCGATGGGGCTATCGCACTGGGCGGCGGCGAGTTGATGTCCTGCGTGATTCTTTGAGTTGAGTCGCTGGTCGAATTGCTAGTTGAATTACTGTTGTTCGTGTTTACGTTGTTATTGTTTGAGTTCACCTCTGACCTAGAGTCACTCGTCTGATTAATGGTTGTGTCAGACGTAGAAAGACTCACACTGTTGCTTGTGCTCGTATTCTGATTGATGTTAGTGGCAGTACTAACCGAGGTGTTGTTGTTGGTATTGGTGTTGTTATTGGTGTTTGTGTTGACATTGGTATTGTTATTAGTTGAGTTGGTGTTGTTAATGTTTCGGATCAGCCCATTGTAATTGGTGCTGTTAATATTTTGATTGAGGTTGGTGTTGTTATTAATCGCGCTTGAAGTCGAGTCAATGACTGACGTGTTAACATTTGTGTTTGTGTTGACGTTAGCGTTCGTAGACGTGCCCGTATAAGTCGTCGTATTGACGTTATTGTTGTTATTGGCATTGGTACTTGTGCTGGTGGATGACGATGTCGTGTTTATATTCGTCGTTGTTTCTTCCGCCAGAGACAGAGTGGGCCAAAGCAAACACAAAAAAATGATAGGTAAACGATTCACAATTTCACCTTAAAACGTAATGCTTCCAGAGCCGGTAAACGTATATATTTTGTAGCCTCCGTCAGTGGTCTGGGTTGGGCTTCCAGAGGTGGCGCTTGCTGTTAGAAGCGTCCTGATGATAACAACGCCTGAGCCGCCCGAGCCGCCACCGCCGCCGTATGAGCCATCTACCCCGGCCCCACCGCCACCGGAGCCTGTATTGGTGCCACCTGATCCGGCTGTGCTGTTGGGTATGCCGCCAATTCCGCCGCCACCAGCGCCGCCTTGCCCTTGGTATCCGTTAAACGAAACGCCACCGCCTCCGCCGCCTGCGCGAGCCACAGCAGAGCCGGTTATGGAGCTTGTCGTTCCGCTACCACCGTTACCAAACTGCCCAATGCCGCCGCCGCTAACAGTCGGGGTAGAGCCTGCTTGCCCAGCGCCACCGCCGCCACCGCCAGCGCCCGAAGTGCCGCCGCCGTTTCCTGCTCCGCCAGCATTGCCCTCAGATGGGTTGTACGAGCCAGCATTGCCCGACCCGCCATTGGAGCCACCACCTAAAGCGCCGTTTCCACCACCTCCGGAGCCGCCACTATCCTCAGAATCGCCGCCGCCCGTTGTGTTGTAACCATAAAAAGAAGATGTCGAGCCGTTAGACCCAGCAGACCCCCCGGCCCCAATGGTCACGGTGTATGAATTTCCAAGGACCACATCAAGGTCTGTGAATTCCCTGTAACCGCCAGCACCTCCACCGCCATTAGCGGTGCCAAGTGGCGAGCCGTTATCTCCGCCACCGCCGCCAGCAATAATAAGCGCGTCCATTAAAAGAGGTGCCGCTCCGGAGTTAAAACCTTTTAGGGATGCCGCACCGATTGTGGAGAAGAGAGGCATTATGCGTACTGCGTTTGGCCAGCCAAAACAGTGAACGTAGCATCCGCCGTTTTGATGATGCTGAATGTGTACGAATCAATAGATGATGCGTTGCCGGAAGAGGGCGCTGTTCCACCTGACCACTCAGGAGTAACGCTTGACCCGTCTACTTGGTAGCTGTTGAGATAATAGGCAGACCCGCCCTGCGTCATCAAAACCGCCGCCGTCATGCTTTCTCCCACGGCCATAACACTGTTAAGGGTGGTTGAGCCGTTTCCGCGAAAGTTAATTGTTCTGTTGGCCGCTTGGTTTGCTGTATAAAGCTCCACGGCTTGCGTCAACAGGTCGAAATTGATTGTGCCTGTAGTGCTAGTTTGTACGGTGACCTTTTCGATCATCTCGGCAACAGAGGTCGTGCCGATAAAATTAACCTTGGCACTGGCGTCCGCCGTGACAGCCTTCGACGCCTCTGACGTACCCAGCGTGGTAATGTCTACATAGTTAATTTCGGTGCCGGTGGCCGTTATGGCCGTGCTATCGTTGATCTTAGGCGACGTAAGCGTCTTGTTGGTAAGTGTCTGAGTTGCAGTGTCAGAAACAAGGTTGCTTCCCGTAGCGGGCAACACCAATGTGTTAGTTGCCCCCAAAGCATGAGGCGCACCCTGCACCGTCTGAGCGTGAGCATTTGCGGCTTCACAATAAAACTTAATTCTTGATGCCGTGCCGCTATTCTTGAGGTCTATAAGACCGCTCTCAATGCCGACATTATCGTCAATAGTTACCTTGCCTGTAGCGTCCTCAAAGACGGCTTTTTCTGACGGGTACGCGCAAAATACAATCTTTGAGCCTGCCGATAGGTCCACTGCCGAACCGCTATTTGAGCTAGCAAAAACCGTCGTTCTAGTCAGGGTGTTTCCAGAGCTAGCATAAGTACCCAAGCCCACCTCAAAATCAGTGTTGTTGGAGTCAACAATTCCGTAGTAAGTCGTGTCGCCGTTAGACAAGACAGAAGAAAATGTGACGAAGTTTGACTCCGCCCCAGCCAGTGACAACGCGCCTGTACCTGTTGTTGCTGTGGTTTCTTTAACCCGATCTTTAATTACGAGAGCCATAAAATACCTTTAACCTTTAAGGAAGGGGTCTATAGTCCAGAACCCATTCTTGATCTTCTTCGGACCAGTTGTACACACCACCGTCAGTCGGATACGGAACTGGGGCTTCCCACTCGTAGTCGCTATTTAGCGTCCAGCTAGGGTATGGCCGTGGGTACAAAAAGACATCGTTGACCGAGTCATACGATCCCCCTACAGAAGCAAAACGCTGTCTAAAGTTGTTGTTGTAACTTGTCTGCACCCATTCCCCGCCGAGCAAGTTTTGGCAAAAATCCTTGCCAAGTTGCTCTTGCTCAGAACCGCCCTCATCCGTAATAACGTCATTGCTAACCACAATGACCCTGAGAACAGTGCCGTCGTCAGAGATTTCTGCAAAATGCGCCATGATTTTATACCGTCGGATGCCTAATAATCACAATGCCCGAGCCGCCAGCGCCGCCCGTGCCTGATTGATAACAGCCGCTATTGCTAACGCCACCGCCACCACCGCCAGAGTTGGTGCCTCCTGACGAGCCATTACCATAACCGCCATAGCCTAAACCGCCTGAGCCAGAGCCTGACGTGCCGCCACCGCCACCACCGCCTGCGTAATAGTAATCTGAATAATTTTGCTGGGCTCCGTTTAGGTTAGAGCCATACCAGTTGACAATGCCGCCTTCTCCTCCCGCGCCGCCAACATTGTACGCGTTACCGCCATCGCCGCCGGAGCCTGAGTAGCCTTTTTTACCGCCGCCGCCGCCACCAGATGCCGCCGTGCCGTTACTAGTTCCATTACCATTACCGTAACCGCCAGAGCCGCCATAAGTCCCACCAGAGCCACCAGAGGAGTAGCCCCCGGCACTACCACCACCAGAACCCGAGGCGTTGCCATTGCTCGTTCCGGGCATTGTCCAGCCAAGGTTGCCTTGGGCACTGCCCGCGCCCGCGCCGCCGTTCGACGTAACAGAGTTAAACGACGAGTCACTACCATTGCCGCCGCGTTGGCCCGCGCTCCCAGAAGCGCCACTGCCGCCCGCCCCTATAGTGACGGTGTAATCGCCCTCGGCGACATCAATTTCGCTACCAGTGTCTAGCCATCGGAAAGCGCCTGATCCGCCTCCTGCGCCGGTGCCGCATATTGGGAACGCACCACCGCCACCGCCACCGCCACCAATAATTACATACTGAACACCTGTAAGCGTTCCGCCGGATATAGACAAAGTGCCTGTGGATTTAAAGTATCTAAAGGTGTCGCCACCGTTGTTGTAAACAGCGTCACCGCCAGTGACCTCTAGCTTGCCTCCTCCGGGGTTAAATCCGCGAGCAGAGCCTCCCCCGGCTGTACCGAGCATAGGCATTATGCAAACTGCGTCTGGCTGGCAAAAACTGTAAACGCCGCGTCACCTGTCTTAATAACAGTGAACACATAGGAATCTACAGAGTTTGCGTTTCCAGAGGATGGCGCTGTTCCGCCAGACCATTCTGGGGTAACGCTAGAGCCATCCACCTGATAGGAGTTAAGGTAGTAAGCTGATCCGCCCTGCTTCATTAACACTGCACAGGTCATGCTTTCACCGGTAGCCATAATACTGTTTAGGCTGTTAGAGCCATCCCCACGGAAGTTGATTGTTCTGTTTGCCGTCTGGTTGGTGTTGTAGAACTGCACCGCCTGCGTCAAAAAATCAAAGTTGATTGTGCCTGTGGTGCTTGTAGGGATGTCTACCTTTTCGATTATCTCAGCAAGTGACGTGGTGCCAATAAACTTAACCTTGGCATTTGAATCTGCTGTTACGGCTTTTGACGCTTGAGAAGTACCTAAAGTGGTAATGTCTACATAGTTAATTTCTGTTGCCGTAGCCGTAACGCCATCAAGGATGTTGATTTCTGCTGTAGAAGCGGTAACGCCGTCAAGGATGTTTAACTCTGCCGCAGTTGAAGTAATCGCAGTGCCTGCAATCTGAAGCGTAGTCGCGTTTACCTCTCCAGAACCGCCATAAATAACGCCTTTAGCGTTTACTATAGTTCCAGAAGAGGAGCCGTCTAAAAGGTTAATTTCTGCGGGAGTACTGGTGACTGTACCTAAATCCGCAACAACTCTTGCGTTAGTCATTGTTTACTCCGTAGGCTTTGTTGGCCATGTGACTGTTCCCGGAAACCCTTCCTGCTGAGGAACGTCGCGCAACGCTTGTCTATATTCTGTCATCGCCTCTGGCATGGAGACATCCGACATCCCGTAGAAATCTGTATCCTCCAAAAGACCGTCCCGCGTAGCGCGCTCTTGGGCTTCTAAAGCGGCATGATCAGCGGCAATCTTGGCGTCTTTTTGCTCCTGCACGGTAATTACATTAATAGTTGTTACGCCATCTTCGTCCGTAATTTCCTCAGTAATTTCAGTAAACAGGTCTTGTACAACCCATTTCTCTTGCCATACATCGTCTACTTGCTCGACACCGTCTTTGACAGCGATTTCCCATTCACCAACGTCAGGCTTTGCAACCTCCACTACCCTTGCTACACCCAGTGCCTCTAAGGTGGCATCCGTCCAAGATGAAGGCAGGGACATATGGTTATTTTCTTGCTGTAACTGGGACTGTGTTTTTGGCGTTCCGGTAGCCACTTCCACAAATAACATACTTGTCTTCCTTTAATACTTAGGCAGTGCCGCAGTAGGGGGTGTAAAAGCGGAGATGTACCTAGCCACGCCCTTGGTTATTCGGAAGTCGTCTAGGTTCCCTATTATGCTTGAAGAAGAATATAAGTCAGAGTAACCAATCCTGACGGTTGGCGTATCACTAAAATCATTGGCTTTTGTGAATGTGGCGTCTACCGCCCCATCAACAAACAGCCGTATTTTCCCTGACTCCCTAGTGACCGCAATGTGATACCACGTCTGATATGACATTGTTGTTGACCCCTGATTATTGCCTCCGTCTGTATAAAAATTTAAAACAAAGTTGCTGGCAGAAGGAGTGACACTAAAAAGAAATCCATTTCCGGTGCTAGAAGATGACCGCATGTCAATAATGCAACCGCCCGCCGAGCCTTGGGAGTTTGTGTTAGAGCTTAAATAAATCCATGATTCTATTGTAAAGTCGCCAGTTCCTAGAGCCAAAACATCATTGCTTGGAATCTCCAGATAGTCACCACCACTTCCAAACTCAATCGAAGCTGTGCCGTACTTTTTTAGGTTTGTTTCCAGCTCGACGCCAGATGTCTTGATGTTATTCAAGCCCGCCAAGTCGAATATGTTACCGTCCCTAAAATTAAGCGTAATCTTGTTGCTACTAAAGGGTGACACTGGAGAGGTTGGAGGCGTAAAACCGGATGTGCGCTGGGAACTGCTACTTAACCGAAAGTCAGAAATGTATCCCCTAAACTTGCCATAACTGTTTGCGCCAATGGTGTCGTAACTAGAACTGCCAATTGGCGATTGATAACTAGTAGTGCCGCTTAGCGACTGCTGTTGGCCATTAACAAACATGTATATACTGCTATAGTATATAGTGAGGCAGATGTGATTCCACTCGAAGAGGTTCATCGTGGTGGTAGTAGCCGCGCACTCTGCGCCATAGCCTAGCCACCATCTCAGGCGAAGTCTCTTGTTGCTGTCCGGGCCAAAGGTAGGGCCGTAATTTACATTGCTGGTACTGTCGCCAGTACTCCAAAAACCAGTGAGGCCCGCGCTTTCGGTTGGCGTAGCCGTCATATAAATCCAGCCTTCACAGGTAAAGGTGTTGTCTGTGCCAATCTGCTGGCTTGTATACAGGTAATTATTTCCGGTGTTAGGGAACTGTACAGAACCACCATCGCTGGTTAAGGTTCTTGCGTTACTGTCCCTAAAAGGGCTACTTGGACTTACTGCTGGGTTCCCATAGGCGGTAAGGGCAAGGTTATTACTGGAGTTGTCCTTAAAGCGGTTGGACGAACAAGCTAAAAAATTTGTACTCCCGTCGTTGGTATACGGTGACGTACTGGGGGTAAAACTGGATGTATATCGCGAGGTAGCTGAAAATCTTACGTTGGATAGGTAGCCGTCAAAATAGTCGTTGAAAGAGCCGTCATCGTCTGCGCCCAGTTGATACCGGCCTATTGAACCAATATCGGCTGAGTCCGAGTAAGTGCCCTTTGGCTCTCCGTCAATATAAAGCGTTGTCGTGTTATTGTACCTAACGATAGCAACATGAAACCAAACACGCTCTATTGCGGCATCAGGCGCTGTAATTCTGTGACTTGTACTCCAGTATGCAAAAGCGCCACCATTAATAGCCAGTACAGGCTTGTTGTTTGCGGACCCAGCCCTTGTATCAAACAAGACGGCGGTTTGAGTGGTGTCATTGCTTAACGCCCAGCACTCCAGCGTAAAGTCCCCTGTCCCAACAGAAACACTTGTGGCAATCGATCTTATGAAGTCGGTTGATCCGCCAAAAGCAACTGACCAGTTGTTTCCATAAGGGCTAAAAGAACCTTGATGGAAGGTTCCCACGACGGACATTGAGCTACCAGAATTCTTATTAATAGAATTGTTGTTGGCGCTATTTGTTCCATCGCCATCCATTAAAAGCACAACATCCGAAAAAGTCGCTATTCTCGGATCTGCGGCGACTCCGCCAGCGGCGGCTTGAATGGATTTTATAGCTGACCGACTCATCCTAAAGCCTGTCCCGCAGTGAAGCCGTAGTACGTCGTCCCGCCGTCGTGCGTGATAAAGACAAAGTAGTCAACGGCGTTGGCAGTAGCGGTTAGCGTTGGCGCTGTAGCGTCAGGCCAATCCACTGATCCGGGCCATGTAATGGTGTAGCCAGACGCGCTGGCGTCCTGCGCGATTTTTAACGTAAATGCAGATACCTTGCCGTTAGAGGCTGGGTTGCTGAAGGTAAACGTGGTGTTTTCTGTGAGCGTGTGGCTAAAATTAGTGCCGTCACGCAGGTTTACCGTCGTAGCATTAGAGCTAGATGACACGGCGTTATATTCTTCCGATATCCCGTTGTCGAATGTCACTACGCCATTTGCGTCGGCGGTAACTGCCTTGCTCGCCTGAGACGTGCCGAGAGTCGTAATATCGAGATAGTTAATCTCAGCCGCTGTGGCCGTCACCCCATCCAGAATGTTTAGTTCCGACGCGGTAGAAGTAACGCCATCTAAAATGTTTAGCTCTGCCGTAGTAGAGGTCACGCCATCAAGGATGTTTAACTCTGCCGTAGTAGAGGTCACGCCATCTAGAATGTTTAATTCCGCCGCAGTTGACGTAACGCCTAAATTAGTCAGCGCTGTTGCCGCATTTGCCACGTCAGACAGGTTGTTTGCCGCTAAAAGGCCATTTGCCACAGCAAACGTCTCGTAAGCGATAATTTCTACCGAGTCGCCGGTTGTAGCTCCAGAGGCGAGAACAACGGAAGACCCGTTGGTTGCAGTAACATCTGTCCCGACGACCAGCTTGGCTCCGTTAAGGTAGACATCTACATACCCTGCAACGTATGCGGCAGAAAACGTGGTTTGCCCAGACGTTGCAGTTGCGTTAGTCCGCGTGTACGCAAACTGAGCGCCTACAGAGGTCCACGCAGATCCGTTATACCCTTCAAAGCCAGAGGTAGTGGTGTTATACCTAATCTGACCTTGGGCCGGTGTTGGGCGCTGTGCGGTTGTACCCGCAGGAAGTTTGAGGGCGGATGTGCTGGTAATGTTGACAGCGCCAGCAAAATTGGCATCGCCAGAAGCGTCAAGAAACACTGCTTTTCCAGCAGGGTAGTTAACAAACACTTCCTTGATTCCTGCTGACAAGTCAACAGCAGAGCCACTGTTTGAGCTAGCAAGAACTGTAGTCCGCGTTACAGAGTTGCCGCCAGACGAAAATGTACCCAGCCCCACCTCAAAGTCGTTGTTTGTTTCGTCAACAATCGCGTAGTAAGTGGTGTCACTGTTAGACAGGACAGACGAGAACGTAACAAAGTTGTTTACCGCACCCGCGAGGGTAATCGCCCCCGTGCCTGTTGTAGTGGTGGTTTCTTTTACGCGATCAGCAACAACCAAGGCCATGATTAAGCAATCCGAATAATGGCGTTAGAGGCATCCGCAGTAGGGAACACAATAGTAAAATCACCAGCACTAGAAGACTTGTCAGAGCCAAAGTCCAGAACAACAACGGTGTTTGTAGTTCCGCTCCCGCTACCTGCCGTGGTGTTGTATATAAGTGCTCCACGCGCCGTCAATGTTGACGAACCGAATGTAAGATCGGAAAAGTCGGTCAGAGCCGTGGTTCCTGACGTAGTAGGTGTAACATTAGTTAGCGTCCCACCGCCCGCAGAATACCCTGTTCCGCTAATCTCGTTGCTTGTGGTGTAAGCAGTCGTAGTCGCATCAAAGCTCGCGCTGTTGGTGTACATTGCTAGCTTGAAGGTATCACCCGAGCTATTTGTGAAATCGTGTTTTGCCTGAAGCACCTCTTGCTTAAAACTGGTGCACATAAAATTTCCTGAAAAGGCCATGTCATAATCTCCTGATAAGTTCAGCCAAGTCTTTGTGCCCTGCATCAAGCAAAGCGTTACCGACAGTCGTCCTGTCGCTTTGAACGGCCTCTTTCATATAAAAAACAAGAACCGCCCGTAAATGATCTTTGTATGCGATTGCTTGGTCCCGAATCGCGGGGGGTGCAGTGTCTGAAACACTGAGAAGCTTATCTAAGCACCGTTCAGCAACCTCTTCAGGAGTGAAGCCACGATGTTGGGTGGTTTGAACTTCAACCATTCCGGCAGATAGTGTAACTCCTTCAAACATCATTGTTTAGGCCTTATTAGCATCCCGGTCATGTATTGATCTGTCACTTCCTTGGATTCCCCAAACTGCTTCATTCCAGCTAACGCATTTTGCAATTGGGAGGCGTACAGGCCCAATACGTCTTGTTCACCTTTCATAAAAATATAAGCTTCCAACAAACTGCCGTAGAGGAGGGCCAAAGGTGCATTTTCACTAAGCCACGACTGAGCCGAATCCGCCAAACTGGTCAAACTGGCTGGGCGGTAGTAATAATGAAGTTCTGCTACCAAAGACGCGTCAGGCGTAGGCCCTAAAATAAAATTAGAACTATCGAAAAGCGCGTAATAACGCGGGGTCCCTGTGGTGCTTTCATTAGGATTGAACTCTTGAATAAAGTTCACGTCCTTAAATTCAACAAATACTTTTGACGAAGCCACCTCAAACGACAAAGAAAACGGCGCAAGAAAGTCCGACGGGCAATCTAGATACTTGTTTGACACAGTAGATGTACCCACCGCGTTTTTACGAAACTCCGACAACTGAACGTTTTTAAGTATGCGCTCTTCTGCGTTGCGAATAAAAATAGGGATATTTGTGACAAACGTAGTTTCGTCGTTTTCCGTATAATCCTGTATCGCCTGTTTTAGCTCACCGTATGTAAAACTCATGAGATTGTCACCGTAACTGAACCTACCGCGCCAGTTAAAGCATCGGTTGCATCAATTTCTGACGGTAACTCTGCCACACCGGCTGTGGCCCAATTGCCATTACCCAAGTAACGAATACCGTTTGTGGTTTTAACTAAAAAAGCACCGGTCGGGTCCTTTGACTGTGGTCTGGGGTTAAGGAGAGCCTGTGGGTCAGGTCCCGTCCTGCGCGGCTGTAATTGAGGTTGCTTAGTCTCAAATTCATCGGGACCCACCAACATGCCCGTCCATTCGCGTTTCATTTCGTTTAGTTTGTAACGAAACCCCGAACGATCAGAAATGCCGTAAGCATGTTTTCCTGTAGCAAATTTAGCCATCAACTAAGCCTTAAATAAGCCATAGACGGCTGTATGTTGAGCGAAGCACGATCTCTATCCTCAGATGCCGCTCGCTCAAACTCTTCCTCGTAGACTGCTTTGAGAAGCTGTACCCGATCTGGAGCACGTTTGATAGCGAGGTAATATGCGAGTCCCGCCGCTAAACAAGGATAAAAACGAAACGGGATGTCCATCGTGTTAATAAACGTGTCGGCATCGTCAATCCGCACAAGCTTGTCAATAATGACTGTATCCGTGCTGTTCTCAGGAACAGGCCAAAGTTTGAGCGTGGGGTCAATTTGCCGGTCTACAAAAAACTGCGAAGGACGCGCTTGTGTCGTTTTAGTGGGGATATTGATGTACTCACTGCGACTAATTCTTTCTAGAGAAATATCTGTGCCATCCCTACGAACCACCGCATCTAAGACATCAATCGTAGAAGCACCAAGCGTGTAGTTGCCCGTGCCCTGAGTCAAAGTTACCGTTGTTTGCTCAATAGTCCATTGATTCAAGCCCCGGTTGGCCCAATCGCCCAGCATCAGATTCAACGACCTTTTTGCCGTTTTGAGGTCATAACCCGTGCGGACTTCTAGTCCACACCGCTCAAACGCCTCTTCGATGTAATCGCTTACATCTAACTCAAAGTCTGTCGAACCCGATACGGCCATTACTTATAACCTCGTACCCGTGGCTTTGGACAAGGGCTCATAGCTTCCTGCTTGTGTGCATTTACCGGGCCACCATCCTTCATAAAGCCCATCTTGTTTCGGACTTCTGTAGGTAGCTTTGATAAACCCTTGTTACCTTTAGGTATTTTCTTCAGCGCCATTTTCGTCAACCCCTTCTGAATACAAATTATCAAACGTAATGTTTGGATCTGTATAGCTACTGTGCCCCTCCGCCGTATGTGTGTACTGACTAGGCGTAAAATCAGGCGCACCCTCTCCTGTGTTCCACAAAGCGGGTGACGTAGCTCGCACCCGGTTATTAGGCAATGCCACCATATTACCGGCCCACGGGCCTTCTGTCAGATATAACAGATGACTTTGTTTATGCTGATCCGGAGAATCGGCAATGGTGTTTCCGGTATAATCAATAGTCATAACATACCGTGCCGCATAGAACTCATGATTAACCTTAGCTATCCACGGACTTGAGCTAACGCGATCTATTACAACCACACTGTGATCAATAGATTCGCAATCCCACGGCTGACAAAGATGGTCCTCCATCCTCTCCGGCCAATCATCTAAAGGCACATCGGCTACCAATGCTTGTATTGGCATACGTGCCCACATCGCTCCTCCGTGGACGTTTGACTCAACGTCATCGGAAGTGTCTGTAATTCCAGTAAAAACTACTTGAAAACTCAAGGATCTATCTGGAATTGTGTTTACCGCTATAGCAAGCGCATGTAAAAACTCACCATGATATCGCTGGTGGTCACATGTAAATTCTTTTCGCACCCAGCATTTAAAATACGGGATGTTGCTTATCAAATGGGCCATCAATCATCCGCCCATAGGCTTCTTTTTCTTCATCAGTGCGCCGCCCTTAGACTTTTTAATTGCGCCGCCCTTAGACTTTTTAATTGCGCCGCTGTTGGCTTTAAATTTGGGTGCCCCTACCCTCCCGGCCCCTCTAGGAGGGCGGACAAAACCCTTTCGGGGCCCCGTGGATTCGGGCGCTCCGCCATCTTTCATGCCGGCAGGCTTCATCATTGCGCCGCCCTTGGACTTTTTGATCGCGCCGCCTTTGGACTTCTTCATTGCGCCGCCCTTGGACGTTTTACTAGAACTGCCTCTAGGGGCACCATTACCTAAATTAACTCTACTACCAGCCATTTTACTTCTCCTATGTGTAACGAGTTCTTTTACGACGTTCAGACATGACTGCACCACAGCCACGATGATTTTTGCGTATTTCGCCACCATTAGCCGCCATTTTGACCTTAGCCGCTTTAGTGTTCGACACGACTTGTTTACCTTGAGCCCCTTCACGCTTCTTTTTTTTAGCTGTAGCGGCCCGTTCAGCTTTACTTAAACTGTTTGCTTTAGAACGAGGTAGGCAACGGTCTGGGCGCTTTTTATCTTTGGACGTGCCACATTCTCCAACAATGTTGCCACTGCTGTCGATGCGAACCCAATCTTGATCAAGCCACTTTTTAAGTTCGCCCATTGCCTTTTTTTCCAGATTTTTTTGAACCCGGCAGGGTTTTTTCTAAACGATCTGCTTGACCGGCGTGTAATTTAGAGGCTTTACGCAGTTCAGCTATCATTTTTCGTTTCTGAGCAACAGTCATTTCAGGCATTTTAATACCTCATTTTCCTTTTCTTTTGCCACCTTTGGATTTTTTGGCGTAATTAGGGTCTTTACAGTATTTACTAGCCGCCAAATTAGCGTAAGCAGAGGGGTACGTGTCAAAGGTTCGCTTTGCCCACGCCTTTCCTTCAGGACAGATTTTACTGCCCTTACTTTTACTAGACGCCGCACCGCCTTTACGCATGTAAGTGACTTGGACCTTAGCTTTTGTAGGCCCTGTTTTTACCCTTGATGTGGACATACCCATAATAAATCCTCACGCGTAAGTGTTTATTGCTCTACCCTTTGTAGCATCAGTAGAGGGGGTTGTATCAACAGATGTAGGCTGGAATTTTACCTTGGCCGCATCTAACGGCTGTTGTGAATTACTCAAAGTGGTCGGATTCATCGCAGGATTAGCCGCCCCCGCAACAATACCCGTAGGCTTCTGCATCATATTAGGCCACCTAACACCGCCCACCTGCAAAGGGTCACTAGCCATGTATCACCCGGTTACCCATTGACTGAGGACAGGAACACTTATAATTAAAACAGCTAAACCCCAGATTTTTATATCTAATGCTTTTAAAGAGTTTTTTTGGTCGTCTAAACGTTCTTCGATACGAGTGTAACGAAGCGCACACTCCGCCTCATGCTTTTCCAGCTTAGATAAAACGTCTTCTACCCGCATAGTTACCACGCCTTACAAGACCAATATCGTGCCGAAAACTTATCCTTTGCCGTGTCACAATTGTGACGTGCCCGAAAATTACTTCTACGCCCCGGTTGAGACTTCTTGATCGACATATTCGGGTCACCAAAACGGACAAGCTTTACTTCATTGCCTTTTTTAGCCAAAACCGCACTTTTTTTTGATTTACCGGGAGTTTTTTTTGGCTTGTTATAGCCAGAAAACGTTTCTCCACGGTAACTCAAACGACCCGAAGGCAGTCTTTTTACGTTTTTGGTGGTTGCCATTAGCTAAAAAACACCGTGATTGCCGTAATATTAGTTAAAACACTAACGTTGATATCAGACACTTTTATGCCCTCATCAGGAATATTGACCGAGTGTGTTTCGCTCGCAGAAAAATCCAAGTCCAATACAGTGCTTCCGCCACTCCCGTCTGTAATAGTAAGACGGGGCGTTCCTGAAGCAGAAAAAACTTGGATTTGACGAATACGAGCAGGCCCTACACCAGCAGAGCCCGTCCCGGTCAGACGCTTTGATCTTACGTCTGAATTAGCCATGGGTATCTCCCGTTAGGATGCGTCAGAAGTGCTGGATATTCCAAAAAACTTCAAAACAATGACCGTGTCGCCGCCGGGATCACCCGAAACAACAAGCTCAACCTCATCTGCTGTGCCCGTAGCCGCAGTGGTTGTACCACCCGACATTCCAAGGACACCATTACATGGGAAAAACCCTTTAAATCCGGTCGAATTCACAGCGGCTGAAATACCGTCAACAAAACCATCCGTATCAGCATCTGTGCCAATGTCTTGAAGGTTTACAGCGTTCGCGGCGGCTGTAGTAACAGCGATTGTGACGCCCATAGGAATGAAGTTATCTGGGATACCAATTGCAGACTCTTTTCCCGTGGTGGCACCATCCGCTACCGTAATGGTCGTTTCATAAGTAGAAAGCGTCATTGTGCTAGTTACAGCACCGGTAGTGGAGTTTTTGGTTATATCTTGGAAACCGTTTTCAGAACGGACGGGACCGTTAAACGTAGTATTAGCCATGAGGTTCTCCTGTCGTGGCCAGTGTCAGCCTCAGTATGAGACTGTCAGGAAAAATTTATATTAACATAAATGTTCCACGTGGAACAAAAAAAGCCGCCCGAAGGCGGCTTGATTTTTAGGCACCCGGTGTGCCAAAGACACAACGCCAATCGGAAACCCCGAAACTGTAACGCTCACGCGCCTTGAAGCGCATGTTGCCAGTGTCGAAGTCACCTTCCATTGCAGTCTTGATGGGGCTTCTGTTAAACATCTTGAAGCCGTTAGGTGCGTCAGTCTTAATGAAGAACGCATCTGTGTCGGTCAAGAAATGGTTAACTACCGCGCCATCTGGGAGCATGCCCATAGACTTGGTTGCGTTGAGGTCATTGTCCGCAGTCCCCGGACGCAGGTTGGAGTTGATCACCCGCTCTGCAATAAATTGCAGTTCTTTCGGGATAATCATCTTCATACCACGTACCGCGATCTTCAGACCACGCTCATCCGTGAAACCAGCAATGTCAATTAGCATCTGCTCAAGAGAAGTCTCGTTGAGGTCAGCGGCGGTTGACAGCAGGTTTCGTTGATTCCCTGAAAGGGAAGGGTGAGCCGCAGAGCAAAGAGCCGCACCGTCTCCCACAGGAGAGCCAGTGCTAAAGGCGTTGTTCAAAATTGAAGCGCCCTTAATCTGCTTGGTCTGGGACATTGATCGTGCCAAAGCACGGGTGTAACGAGAAGCAAGGCGGTCATACAGGTTGTCTTCAATCGCCTCTTCGGTGATTGAAAACGCCAGTGCAATCGTTTCGTGAGTATAACGTGCAGTAAATGTCTCCTGCGCGTCATCAAACGAAATAGCACCACCCTCTGACTTAACCGGCGCAGTGCCGAAGCCAGACAGCATTACTTCTTCTTCAAAAGCACGATCTGAAGTCTCTTCTTCAAAGATTTCAGCGTGTTCCTGCTCATAGCGATCATACTCAAGTCCAAAGAGAGCGTTAAGCCCCGGCTCAAGTTCCTTCGCCAACTGTGCGCGAGAAATAGCCATTACCTAATCCCCCTTAAATGCCGGTTGAGTCGGCAGTGGTTTGCGAAGCAAAACCACGTGTGCCAGCGTTGAAATGAGCGTTCAATCGAACAAGGAGGTGCGCTCCCGCAGACGAATAATCATTGTTAGCATCATCGTCAACCAGACCTACGATACGCAATGGTAGCGTTGCAGTGGTGTTAATTGTACTTACGCCCAATTGGGAATTTGACTTACCTGTATCGGTAGAACCGGTACGAGCAGAAGTTCCCAAGCTTGCGTTAGCAAAAACAGCCGTTAATGCAGTAGCTCGGTCAGTGAGAGTAGCATCCGCCGCGACGACGAACAGTTGATCGGGGTTATCCGCCACAAGAGCCTTTACCGGGAAGTTAGTATCTACCGATACGCTTCCTGATCCGGGCCAATAGTTAAGAAACACAGGTTTCTTTTGTGTGGCATCGTGATATTCAACCCCTATTAGAACACCAAGGGCTTGCGTAGTGCCGCCATCGGTAGCTCCAGCTTGGTCTATAACGCCTGCGGCAGTGGGAACACAAATACTTCCATTAAAGATAGCATTTGCGTTGTTACTAGCAATTTCATACTGAGTAACACCTGTGCTGTTAGCACCGCTTCCTACAAGACCTACAGGACGAAGACCAAAGGCAGTTTCTTGATTTGCCATAGTTTAGTTCTCCATTCTGTGCGGCCCTATTTCTTGGGGCCGCCAAAAGTTACACGACTCTGACGCTCGGGTTTTCCGATTGTCATCGTTGGATGAGCGTTTTCTCGCAACATATCGCTTTCAACAGCTTCAATTTGGTCCGCGTTACGTTGAGCAAAGTACTCAGCGCGTTCTTCCACTGTTTCTACCGGTATGCGAGCGAGCATCAATCCGCCAACACCAAACACACCTTCATACTTACCTGATTCAATTACCGGAGATTCAAAATCTGGATACTCGTCTTGGCGAACAAGCTCATAGCCTTCTCGCAATCTTGCTGAAATATTCTTGGTGTCGTCAAAACCCCTTACTTCAGCGCGTATCCAACGATGTTTGTAGCCCTCTGGCGCAGGTGGTGCATCTAACATAGACGGGGGAGTCCAAGGCTTACGCCGTCCCTGCTTCTCCCTTGACGCTGTTTCACGTGAGGAGCGGTCAATGCCCTCAAAGCCTTTCTTCTCTGTGGACATGGTATTACTCCTTAACGTATTTCGCGTATTCTTCAAGCGGCACTCCCAATTTTTTAGCGATTGCTACTTGGGTCTGAGAGAGTTTGACCCTTTTACCACTGCGCCCAGTTTTGGTGGAGCGAGAGACACCGGCAACAGTCTGAGCGGGTTTGCGGCCAGCGGATTGCTCCTCTCCAAATTTATGTGGGAATTCCCGTTTAATTCTGGAGTCCAATTCATTGTAGTAGTCATCGGACTGCGGGTCAAACCCTTCATCTTCAATTAATTTCTTGTGAATTCCGAAGGCGGCAAACGTCATTGCCTCATCGTTTCCAAACCAAGAGTTCTTTTCAGCCCACACTTCGGCTTTAGGATCAGGCCTCTGCCTTTGCGGCTCTTGCGCTTGCTGTGGAACTTGCTGTGGAACTTGCTGTGGAGCCTCTTGTGGGGCTTGTTGGGCGCGAGATTCCGCTTGGCGTTGCGCCCGTGCATACCCGTCTGCGGCAATAGTAAGGTTGGTTAGCTCTTTCTGGGCCGCAATTTGACCCTCTGCATCTCCAAGCTCTACGGCTCGCCTATAATTAGCTTCTGCCTGCTCTTGCTGTATAGAAATACGTTGACCGTACTCATTCATAAAGCCTTGATCTAACGTTTCCATACGATTGCGAATTTTTTCAGCCTCAGACTGCACGTTTTGTGCATATTTGATGGCTTCTTCTTCGCGGCGCTCGGCATCACGCATCTTCTTTGTAAGACGGTTGATGCGCTTTTGAACAGATTCACTGTACTGTTCTATTTCTTCGTCTTCTTTAGAAGATTCTTCAACAACCTCTACTTCTGGCTTGGGCTCGGGCTCGGGCTCGGGATCAGATGTTCCACGTGGAACATCCTCTTTTTCCGGTTGCTCAAGCTCAACCTCTGTTTCTTCAGCGTCTCCCACGTCTAACTCAAATTGCGGCTCTGCCATGGTTTCCTCCTTTACAAACTAAGAATGTCTTCTGGATCGTCAATAATTGCTAAGATTTCATCATCGTTCAAAATCCTGCACTCCCCTCCGTCAATACGGAACCTAGACCCAGCATAGCGAGCAAAGATTACCCATTGCTTTTCAGTGCACCACGGGCCATCTGGGAACTTATCGGCGTCCTTATAACAGAGCGGACCCTGCTTGACGACATAACCCACCACCGTTTGAATCTGCGTGTCATTCAACACTTGATTGGGTATGTAAATACCGCCTTCGGTGGTTTCTTTGCCCCGGTATGGGAGGATTAACATGCGCCAGCCGGTAGGCTGTGGCATACGCTCCAAAAGACTTTTATCCATGGCCTCTGGGTCGAGCACCTTGGGTTGTGGAGCTTTGTAAAGGGATTTGACGCCTTCTGCGGCGGCGTCTAGGTCAATTTCTTCAGCTAGATCAGTCATTTAGTTGCTCCTGTTTTTCTAGCAGGCCCGAGAGTTCCTGTGCTACATAATTCAAAGCCGATAGCTCACCCATAAGGTTTTGGTACTGCTCCATCGACTTAACGCCATTGTTTTCCAACAATTCTAAGACTTGTACGCGCCTGTCCTTAATAGACTTTTGAACAAACTGTACCAAGTATAATGAATCCACATGCGCTCCATCTCAGAAAGTCTTATCTATATACCACGACAGTCTAAAACGGGCAACTAATATGTCCACATGACAGGACCAGTAGTGCGGATATCCACATGGACAAATGTCTTTGCAACACCCACTCCACCAAAACCTAAATTCAAGGCCTCTTCTACAACTTTTCGCCGCTCAATACCGTTTTCAACGTGTATGTCTGCGGCAATACCTTGAGCATGTGTTCCGGGCTTTACCTTAGCTTTTTCTAAAGTGTGGTTTGGGGATCGATACCCCGAAGTGATGTGAAAAGGAAAGGCACACGCTTCACGAAGTTCGTCCAAACGATCAATAAACTCCGGAACAATCTCGTTTTCCCCGGTTTCCTGACAAGCAAATTCTTCTTCTTTGAAGTATTTGTAAGTCATTCTTTCTTGCCCGACCCCAAAAACAAACCAAAAGCGCCCGTCAGAGCGCCCGTCATAACAGAAACCAAAGCGGCTTGCTCTGGGTTTGGGTCAGGAAGATCCATGAACCACTCAACCACACGGTACGTCATGAAAATCATCACGAACATGACTAGCCGAGGCAATATTCTCCAGCGGTCAAGAACCTCGGGAGTGATCATTTTTCACGGGCTACCTGTTTGGTCTTCTCAAAGGTCCGTAAACCACCGAGGCCAAGCATTCCCAGCAATACCGTAAGCAAGCTTTCCATCTCAAATACAGGTAACGGAGGGGCTTCCACACCAGCAAATGTGATGACAAAAACAGCAATAGGCTGACCGACAAAGTGCCAAGCCAAAGCAACCCCGCAAGTCCACCCAACAAAAGGTCGCCAACCTGCGACAAACATAGACTTATGCGCCGCTTCAGCCTTGTTAATCTCAATTTGACCTTTTGCAAGCTCTTGAGCATGACGCTCGGACATTGTTGCAATTTCATGTGCAAGCTTCGCTTTTTCATCAGCATCGGGTATGAACTTGTCTAGCAATCCCGTAACAGGGCCTATCAGGGCTTGTAACATTAGAATCCACTCAGTGAGGCTTGAATTTGAGAAGGCGGAATACCGAAATAGCTTAACTGGCCGATTCCTTGATCAATAGGGGGAATCATGCCTTGGTTATAAAACTGTTGGTATCGATACGAATCTAACATCTCCGGAGTAGGTGGGATGTATCCCGCCGGAGGGTCAGACGGCAGTTGCGCTAAATAAGGGTTGTTCATTGGCGGAGGAGCGGTGGGCGTGGTATATGAATAGGACCCCCCGGTAACTCCGCCCACTGGCGGTTGGCCCCCTCCCGGTTGTCCTACCCCCGGTTGCCCCGACCCCGGAAGCCCTATCGGCGTTCCAGAGCCTCCCGAAGATCCTTGTGCCGCCAAAAGCTCTTTAAGCGCCGCAAGCTCTTCTTGCATAGCCGTGAACTGATCTTGAAACTCTGTAAAATAACCGGGAGGGCCTTGGGTAGCATACGTTTTATAGCCTTGAGGCACATTTCCTGCGGCTAACTGAGATTGACGGTCTAAATATCTTTCATAATCATCCTGCTTAGGGTTTTTCATACCAGCATACGCAATGCTGTCCCGAAGCTCCTCTCCCGAAAGGCCAGAGTTTACCCAATACAATAAGCCCTTTTCTTCCGCAGGACGCCCGAAAAGCTCTATGTACATCTGATTTACATCAGCCGCCCGATCCGCATAACTTTTTTGTGCGAACTGCTCCTGTGCGGCCTGAAAATTAGTGTAATCCTGACCAGTTGGGTTACTCGCCGCGCCCGCAATCAAAGCATCACGAAGTGCTTCTCCCGTCAGCCCAGACTCCATCCAATACGCGGCACCTGCGTCTTCCGCGCCGGTTTCACGATCAAAAAGCTCGTTATATAGGGCGTCTAACCGTTCTCTAGAAACCGCCATAAGTCACCTCAACAGCTAGTGAACCGTGAGCCGCGAAGCGCGGCACCCATGCCACGTTTCTTGCCGGTTGTAGACTTACCCGTCATAGTATCGGGCGTCTTTTCTTCCTTTGCCACGGCGTAAGGAATTGAACCCTGACCTTGAATCTCGGCTTTAGCAACGGGATTAGGTGGATTCTTAGGTGGTGCACCATCAACTTTGACTTTCATGTCAGTTGTTCCTCATTTTCATAATTTCTCTTTCACGTGCGGCATCAATTCTAGCTTGTGTTTGACGCTCTTGGCTAGCTAGCCGTTGCTGGAACTCAGTCTGCTTATTAGCCATACGCTGTTGATCCATCTGCAATTCAGCTTGATCTATCTGCATATCAGATTGTTGCTTCTGAGCATCCAACTGAAGCTCCTGTTGCTTGAGTTGTACAAGCGGATCAGGGCCTTGGCCGGTTATCTGAGCAGTAAGCTGTTTCAACTTAGCAAATTCCTGCGCGTTTAATTGAGCCACCATAGACTCCAACTGAAGCTCTAGATCCGGAGTTAACGCCTGACCGCCCGTCTGTTGCAACAACTGCGCCGTCGCCATCTCCTGACACTTGATCTTTACGTGCTCAATAATGTGCTTCTGAAGGGCAATAGCCGCCTGCGGCAACGCTTGTAACATGGGGGATGTTCCAAAAATTAAATGTGCCATGATATGGGCATCATGGTCTTGCCCCTCAAACGCTTTCAATTGCACACCGTCAATAACATCCATATTTTCTTGAGCCGGATCTTTCGGTATCGGGTCCTCAGAAGAAGGCGCAATAAGTATCTTATCAACATCATTGACGCCCAAAGCCTCATACATACGCCGATACGCCTCATGCAAATCATGGATTTGCGGGGCCTGCATGGCCATCTGCAATTGAGACTGAGCCAGAGAAATACGCTGTGCCTGCGAGAACGAGTTGGGGTTTGATACCGGAACCACATCAACCCTGTCATCAAAGTCTTGACGCATGATCGTGCGATCACCGCCCGCTACCGCATACGGATACTCCTGCGGCAAATACTCCGACATGACCCGCGCAAGGAGCTTAAACTCCTGCCTCATGCCATAGTGCAGGCGCTTGTGCACCGCACTCATGACCCGTGAGCCTTGTTCCAATAACGCTACCGTCGTGCCAACAGCCGCCTGCTGGTTGCCGTCGCCCACCTTCATATCAGTAATCGTCGCGAACCGACGACCCGCATCAACTACAAAGCCCAAAAGCTGGAACAGCGTACTGTCCGGACCCTTAAACGGCAAAGGCATCAACGAATCACGGATAGCCCCACCGGGTGCGTCCACGTCCCTGAACTCACCGGGCTGTAGCGGCTCCTCATCGTCCCTGACCCGTAGGCCACGGGCCTTGAAGCCTGCCGGTAGATTCGACAGCGTACCTGCGTCAATAAGCTGACGTAGCGCCGCAGTGGCCGTGCGCGACAGACCACCAATCGTGTGAATCAAACCAAGGCCATAGAACCCAAAACCGGGCAAGAACTTGTAGTGTACGAAATATTGGATCTTTTTCTTTAGATCATCATCTTCTTTAAAATTGCGTCGAATGGACAGTATCTGGCCGTTATCTTCGCTTATCGTGACGGTATACGGGATCTTAATGCCCGTTGGCTCGCCATCTTCCCCCATGTCTTCAAAACCTTCCAGATCCAAATTGACATGGCATTCAAGCAACGTGCAGTCATAATCCACGTTACTTGGCTCAACGCCTTCCAATTTGTCCATCTGGTCAGTGACTTCGTTGCTGTCACCCTGAGATGGGATTACCGGAATGTCTCTGTAAAACCCCATGACCTGCCGAATACGCAGATCATTAAACGACATCTTCAAAACTTGCGTGATGTTTTCGCAAGAATCCACGTCAGACGCGCTATAAGGCACCACAATGTCCTCTGCGGGCACAAACTTGCTGACCGCACGGTTCATAGCCTCATCGTAATAAACCTTCTTAAACGTCGATCCAGCCAGCGGCAAATAAAACAGCATCTGGTCAAACTCAGGCGTGTACTCCTCCATCACGTTGGTGATGTAGTAGTTCATAAAGTCTTTTACACGATGCGCCTGTGCTTCATTACTTTTGGTTTTTTCCCCCATAACATTGGTCCTTACAGGACCAGAAGGCGGCAAAAGCTCGTTAAAGGCCTGCGCCTGAAACTGCGTAGCGGCCTCTGCCAACAAGGGGTGGGTGACGCCCGTAGCGCCCCGGAAAGGCATCGTGCGGTCTTCGTAGTTGTAGCCTAGAAGCTCCAAACCCTTAGAATACGCGTCCTCCCACTCAGAGCGAGAGGCTTTGTTAGCGTCAAACTCGCTTAAAAGCTCTGAAGATAGGCGACTAAGCTCTCTATCGTCCAACTCCTCTGCCAAGTTGCGGTAGAAATCGCCGTCATCAAGGCCAACCATGGCCATAGGATCAAAATCGATAGTAACGCCACCGTCTTCCTCTGGCTCAATCTCTATGCCTTCTGGCAAAACGTCGTTGACAGAACCTACAAAAGTGCCCGGTGCGGCCACTTCAATGTCTAATTCCATCTCTTCTTCATTGATTTCCGGCCCCATGGCCGTAGTGTCCATCAACGAGGATAGCTGTGTTTTATCGTCACCGTTGGCCATCAGGCTCTCCTAGTGTACGGGGCGTATGCGCCTACGCCGCGTTGAATATCATATCGCGCTTCCCCGCCCAAAGCATAGCCTCGCATCTTACGACTCTCTTCGGGCGTCATGTATTCTGCTTTTTTAGATAAGATAAGCTGGCGGATAAGCTCCTCTGCTTCTTCCCTTGTTCCAGCAGGAAGTCCATAGCCTAACTTGTTGTTATATAAATCCATGCGGCGACCACGGTGCTCCGGGTTTAAAAATTCAGAAATACGGTCTAATCCAAAATCCTCGCGATTTTGAATTGATTTAAACGCACGTTCTGGGTCGGGTGTTTGTGTAGCTAACCACCCCAAAGCTATGTGTCTTGCGGCGTCTCCCGTGCCATCAAATTGACCGGCTTCTCCGTATTTTTCTCCAACAGACTTAGCCCAAGAAATGGCGTCATCGTCCATACCTAAATGTGCCGCGTATTTTGATTCTGCGTAAGAACGAGCCCTATTAATTAAACCCATTATTCCATCGGACATTTTATCTAGCCATGGGCATGATGCCCTGTTGCATTACAGGGGCCGTGGGCCGTGGTGCGAGTTTCGCGAGGTTGCGACGAAGAGTCGCTTTCGACCGCTCGGGGTTCAAGAAAGACTCAATGCCTTCACCTGTAGTCTGCAAATTGGCCATGTCCCCACTGTAAACATCAACAATACCGCCTTCAGCAAAGCCGGGGCCGGGGCCAAAGCTGGGGCTAGAATTATACTCAATGTCTTTAACATCCAAGGCCGAGATAGTGCCGTCATCGTTGACAAAATATTGCGTGTCACCAATTCGCGTAGACGTTGTGCCGCCATCTCCGCCATACAACTGCCGCGTTCGAGTTTTTTCAACATCTGTAAGTAAAGAGGGGTCCACAAGAAACGGTACTGCGGAATTACTTCTGGCCCCTTCAAGCGCGCTCATAAACGCCTGCTGTTGGTCCGCGCCCATGCGATCAGAAACACCCGAATAAATAATGCCTTGGTTGGGGTCGTAGATTAGATCTCCACCATACGACCCTGTGCCGCTCTGACCAGCCAAAATGTTCATAAAGTCTTGCGTGGAAAGATTTCTTAAAGAGCCCTGCTTGACCTGCTGTCCTTGCAATATGCCACGCTTTCCGTGGATGTAGTTATCCACTCCTGCAAAATCCGCCGGGTTTAAGTACTCCTGACTAAAATCTACTGCGGCCATTGAATCCGCATAATAAGGCTGGGGCGTTGCGTAGTAGTCCATTGTCGGAGCCAACGGATTTCGACCGCTTCCCGCAAATAATTGTCCCTCTTCAGAGTTTCTTATTTCGTCTACGATATCGAAATACCTTTGACGCCCTCTTTGCCCACCCAAGTCAAATGCTTCAAGGATTTTGTCAGAGTAATAATCCATGGCGGAATGCTCCGCACCTCGCCCCAAATATTGACCAAAAATATCTGCCGTATGCTGACGCGCTCTTTTTCTTTGATACGCCCGCTCTTGGCCGGAAAGAAAATCAAAATCATATTTACGAGGACCGGGGTCCACGCCTGCTACGTTCATAATGGCACTTGAAATAACTTCGTATGAAGGCAAACCCGGAACGGGGGCGCTTGGGGTGGTGCCCGTGTCCGTAGTGCCCGTGTCCGTAGTACCGGTGTCCGTAGTACCGGTGTCCGTAGTACCGGTGCCCGTAGTACCGGTGCCCGTAGTGCCCGTGCCCGTAGTGCCCGTGCCGGTCGTCGGATCACCTACCGTACCATCTACAGGAGTCGCGG